GTGCGGAGCCAGCGAGCTCTTCTTTTCTTCTAGGTGATCTAGGGAAGAAAAGGTGACGAAGAAGGTCTTCAACGGTGCGGAAAGGCAGGCCGTGCTTACATTCATAGCTAAGGAATGAGGATTTCTCAATTGTCTGAAGTGATGCTGATTTTTGCATATTCAGAACGTGTCCAAAGTAGAATTTAGCAGTGTCTGCGAAGATCGCAAGGAATGTAGGACCGTAAATCTTCATTAGCCATTGAAGGAAACGAACATAAGCGTCGTCGCCTTGAAATTTAGCGTAGAAGTTTGGTGCGAAGATTAGAATACCCATTGCAGATGCGCATGTCGTAGTGACAATAGCGTTGCCAAAAGAGTCTTTGATCTGTGTGCATTGATAGCCAGATCCGAATCCAGAATAGTTCCAGATTGCAAGTTCTCCTGTTGGTAGCAAAGAAGGTGTGTGCTTAGTGGCATGGTTTGTCCATTGCCAAAGAGCTTCAATCTTAGCGGGGTCAGGTTTACCGAGTGGATGTTTAGAGGTTGGTTCATAGAGTGTGAAATCGAAGTAAGATCTAATAATGATGTTGATCTCATCTTGAAGTTCAAACGAAAAGTTTTTATCCCAACTTGACCAGTCGATGCATAGTATTCCATGATCTGTTCCAAATTCAGACAATTCTCTGTTGATTTCTCTCCATCCTCCACGGATGATTTCGCGTCCCCACATCATGAATCCAGTTCCTGTGTTCAGGTAAGTGGCTTGAAGTGGCCAGAGAAACATGTTCTCAGCTTGATTGACTAGTTTGGGAGATCCAAAGACGATTCGTATTTTGTCTTGATCTTCCTCTTTGACAACAGTTGTTTTGATGTGAACAGTGTTCCAAAAGTATGGCTTGGGAGTTCCGTCTTCATTCCAGAATTTAGAGTCTTTCTCTTTAATTTCATGAATGAGTTGTCGATTCCTAATAAATATCTCATTGTAAAGGTTGTGAAATGTTGGTTTTGAGTCAGCAGTCAGTCCAATAGAATGTTTGAGTTCCAAGTAATCTTTAACAGAAATAGAGTCTCGTATCTGATAGATAAGTGATTGGTTCACTTTCTCTTGCAGCTTCGGGTTCTCTGATTCACCGTCGATATCTCGAAAAGATGGTTTGAAGCGGTAGCCGTCGATGTTCCATGGGGCTTCAGCGTTGGGCGGAAGGTTCCAAGGGTAGTAGCGAAGGTCGGGGAAACACACGGGATGTAGCATCCGGTTTGGTTTTCCTTTTTCTTTAGTCCACTTGATTCCATTTTCGAAGTGTTGGTCTCGAATGATAGAATGTTTAGGTACGTCAAACTTGTTGAATGATTCTCGGATAAGTTCAGGAGTCTCAGTTGGCCGTCTAGCAGTAAGAACTAATTCGATGCAGTTAGCGTCGAAGAATTTAAGAGCACGGTTTGTAAGCCAGTCTCGTTCGTAGCTTTCCTCAAGCGTTTGCTTGAAAGGTTGAGGCTTGCGAGTCTTCCAGAATGATTTCCAGAAAGTCGGTTTCTTCAAGTACGTAATGTTGCGAAACATAAGGTATGAGTAGCGTAGTGATCGTTGCAGAAAAGTTTGTTTGTTGTAGAGTTCACGAGTCTCT